TGTAAATAAATATTTGCCTTTACGTTTTACTTTACGTCTTGATGTGTATTGCATGGTGGCACCAGCTAATTCATAGAACGTTGTTACACTTACGTTGTAGCTAAAGCTGTCCCACATAACTACTTCATCAAGTGGCAACTCTTTGACTCCAGGTTTTGTACAGAACGCAGTAATAGGAGCTCTCCACCATAACCCACCATCTTCCATTAAAAAATGAAACAGTGGCACTCTGTTTGGTATAGAGCTAAAACCAAATACTCCTACTTCAAAATATTTATCGTGTGAATCTTTTTGATCTCTAAGGTAATTACCTCTTACAAAACATTCTATTACAGGTATATTTGCATTTAAATAGGCCATAAATTAAAATATATTTAACCACGTTCTTTCCTCTTTAATTCCGCCAAGAGGTGTTTTTATAGCAAAACTACAACTAATTCTTCTATCTGTCAATGGAACAGCCCTGTGGTATACTCCTGCAGGTATGTAAAGACAGTCCCTAGTTTTTAATTTTTTAGTTATTTTTTTATTTAAAAAAATTTCAAATTCTATTTCTCCCTCACATACCACTATTAAATTATGAGCTTCATCTTTATGTTTACTGAAACTTGTAGATTTTTTGTGTAATGAAAAATATATATGACAATCAACAGGAGTATTAAATTTTTTTTCTAATTGATTAGCAAAATTATTTATTTTTTTGTTTGCTCTACTACAATCTGCAAGATAACAAGTTCCCTCTTTTGTTAATTTTTTTATTAATGAAATAGGCCAACAATTTTTATCGGTAACCCAATAATTATTATCCCATTTAAACGTGCGTTTTGTTGTTTTTGTGGTAATAAATCTTTTATTATTTGTAAAAGGTCTTAAGTTTAATAAAGTTTCTAACTCTTTAAATGTAAATAACTTTTCTTTTATAGAACCAAAACTAATTTTATCTTCTTGAATTTCATTAATCATTAATCTCACCCCAATTGTCTCCTGATTCATAGTCGACTTTGTTTGGGACTTCTAAATTAACAGCATGCTCCATAATCTCAATTACTTTTTTTGCTTGTGCGTCACTTTCAATTGATAAATCTAATTCATCATGAATTTGTATGTGTGGTATAATTCCTTCTTTATATAACTCTAACATAGATTTTTTTGTCATGTCAGCTGCACTACCTTGAATTAATTTGTTTAATGCTTTATAAGTGTATGCTCTTTTTATCCCTGGTCCATGTTCTCTGAGTGCATCTTCGTGAGTCATAGCTTTATGCATACCAAAACTATTAGGTTCCCATAAATGAAACCTACAAAGTCTGCCAAGTAAAGTTCTTATCTGTCCTCGATCTTGTGCTCTGTTAGATGCTTTCTCCATAAGTTGTTTAACAAATGGCACTTTTGCATGATAAGTATTAAATAACTCTGCAGCTTTTTCTTTTGTTACACCAAGTTCTGCTTGCAACTTAGCTTTACCCATACCATAAAACAAACCAAGGTTAATTGTCTTAGCCTGTGATCTTGGTATGTCTGCCATATCTGCTACAGTCTGGTGAAAGTCTGAGTTAGGATCTGTTTCATACGCTTCTATCACGTCGTATACTGATGGTAGTTTATACAAAGATGCATAATGCACTACCAACCTAGGCTCCTGTTGAGAATAGTCAAATACACCCCATTTACAGCCTTCTTCGGGTATAAATAACGACCTTATCTTAGGCCCAAGATCTTTATTTCTTGCAGGAATTTGTTGTAAGTTTGGGTTCTGGTAGGAAAACCTACCAGTAACCGTGCCCCCGGTTTGTGATCTTAGCTGATTTATCTCAGCATGTATTCTACCCTTGTGTTCGTGACGTAGAATAGAATCTATAAAAGTTGTGTGCGCTTTATTTATTTCTCTTGCCTGCGCAATCATCCTTACCACAGGATGTTTATGTTCTTGTAAAAAATTTTTTGTAAAACTAGGAGCTTCAGTTTTTTCTGTTCTTGGATATTCTAGTCTTAACATATCAAATACATTTGCAATAGATCTAGCTGCCCAAATTTGTGTATCAATATTTGTTTCACCTTTTATTTTGTTGAGTAAATCTTGTTCTGTTTTTTTAAATTCTTTTTTCATTGTGTGTGCACGTTCTATGTCTACACGTACACCTTTGAATCTCATGTCTACAAGACACGGAAACAATTCTGTTTCTAAATCAAATATATCTTCTAAATCTTGGCTAATAATTTCTTTTTTCATTTCTTGCCACAAACCAAACGTTGCTTCTGCGTCTCGTTCTGCGTATGCACCAACATGCATAGACGGAAGTTTATACATCTCTGCCTTAGGATCTATACCCCACTCAGATGCAGCTTCAGCAAGTGCAGCTTCGTTCTTACCATAGCCCAGGTAATGCCACGATAAACTATTTAGATCATAACGAAATCTGTTTTCATCTGTAACAGCCGAAGCAATCATTGTACACACAATGTCTCCGTTAATTTTAAAACCCATAGCTCTAATCCAACATACATCGTACATTGCATTATGAAATATTTTTGTTGATGGCGCTTCTACAACATCTTTAAACCAAGATAAGACTCTTGCTTTCTCCATGTTACCACCACCTTCGTGGCCAATTGGAAAATATCCTTTGTAATGTTTTGTAGCAACAGCGATACCTATAACTTCTCCATTACCTATTACAGCTCCTGACCCTTTTTTAATTAGATCAGGATCTTTTGTTTCTAAGTCGATTGCGATCTCATCAACATTACGTAAGTCTGGAAACTCAGTTGGTTTTACCCACTCTGTCTGTGCTTCAAACTTAGGAATTTTCACGACGCCATGTAACAATAGATTAACAAACAAGTGAACAAACCCATAAAATGAGGTATATGATTATTTGGTTCCATAGTCCCTTTCGATTATCATTTCTAAAAAATGCATTGCTTTTAATATATCTTGCTTCTTTCCTTTCAACCTGTGACGAATTATGTATTTTATAGCACAACCCTCGGGATATAGCAATTCGTTCTCTACCACAAACTTACTAGGCTGAATCTTAAATTTTTGGTAGTGATTCCCGCCGTGCTGCTTATCCCAAACTTTCGATGTCATAACCTTTATCCTCCTGTTTAGCTGTTAATATATATAAGTTTTGTTTTGTACGTGTTACACCTACGTACCAAACTCTTTGCTCTTCATCATACTTGTCTTGATTTTTTTCTACTGCGTCTCTTATTTTTTTTGTGTTATCTAAAATTAATAATACGTTTGTTGCCTCGCCACCTTTTGCTGCATGTATTGTTGATAGTTTAACTCTTGCAGGACTGTTTAATTTTTCTTCTGATCGCAACATTTCTCTTATGTATAAATTTTCTTCTGGATCTGATTTAAAAACTTCATGCCAAGTTTGCTTAAAAGTAAAACCAAATTCTTGCAAATCATACATTCTTTCTTCTGTTGACACCCATTCTAACTCTAAAAATTCAAATAAATCTTTACACTCAGACAAAGAGAGTTTGTCGCCGTTAGTCCACCTAGTATAATTTTTAATTGCTGTATACAATCTTGTCTTATAACTCTTTCTACCTTTAATTTCAAAGTAAATTGCCATATCTTTTAGTATTGGTTTTAATTTAGTAAGTTTGTCGTTAGTTCTAGCTAATATTAACCAATCACCTAAATGTAATGGTGCATCTTCAATAGAAGTTATATGGTGTGTGGTCCCTGATTCCGGACGCGGTGCCCAATTTTTTTTAATTCTTCTGTCATCAGGTATTCTATTTAATATTTGATCAGCTATGTGTTGAACAGCCCCTGGCACTCTGTATGATTGTGGCAATACAATTTCTTTTGCTGGTTCATCTTGAAATCGTTTAACGTCTGCACCAGCCCAACCATAAATAGCTTGATCGTCATCACCGGCTAGTATAACATGTTTAGAATTTTTCTTTAAAGTGTCATACATTTTCCATTGTATTGGAGATAAATCTTGCGCTTCGTCAATAAAAACTACGTCATATTTTGGACACAATTCTGACACATTAAATTTTTCTATCATGTCTGTAAAATCTACCAGATTATAGGCAGATTTATAATTATCTACTTCGTCTTTTAAAATTTGTAATTGATGTTTGTCTATGTCTTCAGAGTACATGTCTGTATTATACTCTTCTTCAATAGTTACATTTTTAATTCTTGCTGCATTAATAATATTAAAGTATTCGCTATCAGAATCTACAAACCCTGTCTTCTCTTCACCATTAGAATACACTGTAACTTCAATACCTAATTTTCTACCTATGTCTTCGTAGTGTTCGTCCTGCATAACATTGCTCTTCTTCATACCTAGTTGATTAAAGGCTAAAGAGTGTAAAGTCCTGAAATGTTTGAGGTTTTTTCTCTCAAAAGCTGTGTGATAATCTAGCATTCTGTTCGTAGCTTCTTCTGCAGCTTTTTTAGTGAATGCAAAATAACCTATCTTCTCAATGGGTGTGCCTAGTTTAACAAATGTTTTTACATAGTTAATAAGTCTTGTTGTTTTACCTGTACCAGGAGGACCCAATATTTTTCTAATCACATTATCTCCGTGTTATGTTTTATTTTTGTATGATTTATTTCTATGTCTTTAAATTCTTCTATGCTTATCATTACAATATTCTTTGTGGGTGTATTGTATTTCCCTTTTTCTTTTGTAGGATATCTTTTTTGTTCTAAAAATTGTATGTCACATTTTTTATAATTAGTTTTCATCATAACCCCTGTCTTGTCCTCTCCGTGTTTCCAATTCTTAGATCTTAGTTTGTCGTAAAATTTGTCAAATTTAAAGTATGCATAACCATCTTCAATTAAAACTGTACCAGATTTAAACGATGCATCGTTCATAGCTTTTGGTCCGTTTATTTTTGCGTGCAATACATCATGTAGTTTTTCTTTAGGTGATGTACCTATCGGTGGATTGATAACTTTTTGTGTATCAAATAAAGTTTCTAATATTGTTTGATCTTCTGGTCCTTTGATAATTGGTGGTGGAAATCCTGCAGCTTTTGCAATTGCATTTCTACGTTTACGTTGATCTGTTACATGTTCAATCGTTTTACAATGCACTGTTGCTTTACCAATACCATCTGGTTTTGTCACATCAAATTCATACTCTGGATCTGGTTCTATATCTATTTTACGTAAGTTTGTTAACACAGGATACGCACCTTTAGATCCTGCTAAGACTCCAAACTTTTTCTTAACACATATACCTTTTTTACAGAAATCACTAATAGGGCTTTGATTACATGTGTAACCTTTTTCTGATTTATTCCATGATCTAGTTTTTTGTTTTAATTTTGTGTCGTCCCATGCATTTGCATGTTCTCTTGCAAAATATTTTACAGGTGCATTCTTTACTTTCTGTTCCCAACTGTCAGGATATTTCATCTTAACAAACACATGGTAATTATACATAAATCTGTCTTTACCATCAAAGTTTGGTTGATTAGATATTTTAGAAATTAAAGCAAGACAAGGGGGACCCTCTACAAAATCTTCGTCTACACCTTCCATAGATCTTTGTTCCATATCTAATGTAATTGTTTTTAAATCTTCGACGCTTGTTATGTTTGCATCGGCAACTTTTATAAATTGATCTAATGTAAAAAATGTGCCGTCTATGTTTAGTGCTCTACGTTTATTGCTTTCAAAATATGGTAAGTTTATAAACTGTCCTGGTTTTAAAATCCCTGTTTCCGGATCCTTTGTTAATTGTGTCTGCTTTGGAAATATTTCACAATCAGATTTAAGATTAAATATAGGTAATAAGTTACTTAAAAAAGATACAATGAGCGTAGACTTTACAAACTCATTCATAAACAAATATAAATGTAACCCACCACTTTTTGATTCTATAGGTATGAGAGGTAATTTGTATTGTTGTATAGTTTCTAAATAAAATTTTTTGTCAAAGTTTTCGTATTGCTTTGGATCAACATCTATAACTCCAAATCTGGCATTGCCGCTTTCGTTTGTAGGCTGTATACCTACAGATATTTTTCCGTTTAAATGATCTTGATATATGTTGTCTGTAAATTCTTCATAGGTCCATCTGTAACTAGGCTTTTTCTTTCCGCTTTCTGGGTCAACGATGGCGTTAGTCCAATCTGCGATTCCATACGCATGCCTATAGCCATTAAATATTTTTATATATTCTTGCATAATTATCCTGTCTACGTGGGCCACCCAGTCTCCCGTTTGGCCCACGCTGTGCACATACCCCGAAGGGATTATATAATGCTGCTACTTTCCGCTGGTTTCTCTTCACCATGCTTTGCTTTTACTGCACCCTTAGAGATGCTTTCAGAAAAAGATTTAGCTTGTTGATAGATACTTGCGTCAGTAATAGGACCAACTTTACTTACTTCCCAACCAAACCAAGTGCCTTTGTCATTTGACATTTGGGTAGTCTTTAGTTTGTAAATGTGGCTAAAAGATGCCGGTGTGTATAAACCGTTCTGACCTTTTAGTTTTATGCCCGACATCATTGAATTCCATTTTCTACTTATTTTTAATTGAGTAGATTTCATAGAAATTAATGCAGTCGCTGGACTGTCACCAGTTATAATTACAAAATGAGATGCAGTCTTTTCGATGTAATTACCATTTGGTAATCTATCTTTGTAATTAGCATCTGCTTTTGTTTTAGACATGATATCAGAGGAAGAATCATAAATAGCAACTGGTGCTCCTGGTCCTTCTCCTCTATCCTTCCATTCGATGTACTCGAGTTTGTAAAAACATGGTATCACATCGATACCTTTTACTCCGTCGTATAAATCTCCAGAGACAGAATTGTAAATCATTCCTGGCTCTGCACCTTCGACATACTTACCATCACGTTTATTAACTTCCGGTGAAAGTTGTCCTAGGATTTTAAGAAAAGGTAGGGCTAGATCTTCTTGACCTATTTTACCCAGACCTTTTGCTGCATCTTCTTCAAACATATTTGAAGGAAGTCCTGCAGTCTTTTTCTCTGCTACTTGGTTCATGGTTATTTACTCCTTGTTATTTTTGTTCTGTTGCTCGTGAACAAATTAAAAAGATCAGAGGGCATATCGAGTCCAGACTCAACACGCTCCCTGACCAATGCTTTAAGTGTCATGGGTTCAACCTTTAATTTCTGGATAGGTTCATAACCTTGACCTTGCGCAAGGACAGCATATTGCTGTGCCTTGTTATCTTCGGAACGACCAAAAGCAACGGTTATCTCGTTTTTGATAAGATCACCTAAGCCATTCTCACGAAGCCATGTGTATGCTTCTTCTCTTTTATCTGTAGGTATAGAAGCACCATAGACAGGTTTAACCTCTACTGAGGTTCCGTCTGCTAATTTTAATGTAGAGATATTCATTTCTTGCATCATCGTAGGTATTACCTCAGATGACACGAGTTCATGTTTTCTTTTTACCTCTTTTAATTCTTGTTCTTTAACTAAAAGCTCTGCTTCTAGTTCTTGTAGTTTTACTACTTGATCAGATAATTTTTTGGCATCATTAGCACCATCTAAATCTTCTCTCTGATCTTGTTCAAAGTCAATCGACATTGATTTCTCCTTTCTCATGTAAGTTTATTTTAATTGGATAATACATTCTTTCTTGTCTATCCCATTTTAACAAATTAAATTTGCCATTTGTAATATCAGAAACTATAGAACATGCAATTCCAATTATAGCAGGATCACCTGTTAACAACAAATGGTCGTCTTCAGTATAATCTTTTAATAACTTCCTTAGTTTAAAGACTAATGGTCCTGGTGAAAATATTATTTGTGAAAATTCTGGAAGTAAAAATTTAAAGTCACCATATTCTCTTGCACTCATAATATTTATTTTAGGAGCATTAGCTTTTGTTCCTGGTAATTCTTGAATTACGTATACTATTTTTTTTCTTTCTGACATTGACAAACAATATAGGATGTTCTATATAGAAGTCAATACAGAAAGAATAATTATTATGAAATATAAATTTAAAACTGAGCCATACGCTCATCAGTTAAAAGCATTAGAAATGTCCTGGGATAAACCATACTTTGCATATTTTATGGAAATGGGTACTGGTAAATCTAAGGTGTTAATAGATAACATTGCTATGTTGTATGATGCAGGCAAAATTAATGGTGTCTTAATTGTGGCACCAAAAGGTGTATATAAAAATTGGTATGAAAGCGAAATACCTACACATATGCCAGATCATGTAGAGCATGAAGATTGTTTATGGCAAGCAATGATTACTAAAAAACAACAAACAGAATTAGATAAAATTTTTGCACCTGGAGAAGACTTACATATTTTAATTATGAATGTAGAAGCTTTCTCTACTAAAAAAGGTGTAGAGTTTGCAGCTAAATTTTTACGTTGTCATAGAACTATGATGGCTATTGATGAGTCTACAACTATCAAAAATCCTGACGCTAAAAGAACTAAACATATATGTTCGCTTGGAGAATACGCAGGTTATAAAAGAATTCTTACAGGCTCACCTGTAACCAAATCACCTTTAGATTTATATAAACAATGTGAGTTTCTTAAAAAAGAATTATTAGGTCATACATCTTATTATACGTTTAGAACTAGATACGCTAAAATGAAGACAGCAAATTTTGGTGGACGATCTGTGCAAATAGTTACAGGTTATCAACATCTTGCAGAACTATCAGAAAAATTAAAACCTTTTTCTTACAGAGTGTTAAAAGAAGATTGTTTAGATCTTCCAGAAAAAACATTTATTAAACGCTTAGTTACATTAACTCCAGATCAAAAAAAATTATATTTACAAATGAAAAATTTAGCTCTCGCACAAATGGACGATAAGATGATGACTACAGCTACGGTAATGACTCAACTAATGAGACTACAACAAATAACATGTGGTCACTTTACTGCAGATGATGGCACTATACATGATGTTGATTCTAATAGATTGCCAGAACTAATGAATGTATTAGATGAGATAGAGGGTAAAGTAGTTATATGGGCCCATTGGCAACGAGATGTACATAGGATAATCCAGGAGATATATAAAAAATTTGGCGAAAATAGTTTTGTAGATTATTATGGTTTAACACCTATGAATGAGCGTCAAAAAAATATTGAAAAGTTTCAAGATTTAAACTCACCAGTAAGATTTTTTGTTGGCACTACACAGACGGGTGGCTATGGTATTACATTAACTGCTGCTAGTAATATGATTTATTATTCTAATGGTTATGATTTAGAAAAACGTCAACAATCAGAAGCTAGAATAGATCGTATAGGTCAAAAATATCCCATGACTTATATAGATATTTATTGTGAAAATACTGTAGATGCTAGAATTGTAAAAGCTCTTAAGAAAAAAGTTAATATAGCTAGTCAAATTATGGGTGAAGAATTAAAAGATTGGATTTAACCTACGACTTTGCCGTCTTTCCATTCCATATCTGGAAGGCCTTCGGTGTATTTCTTTCCATCAAAAGTAAGAACTTGTTTTCTGTTTGAGTTTGATTCGTGATAAGATATGTGAACCCAACCTCCCGCAGGATCGTCTTTGTCATAGTACTCCATAATCAATTGATCGAAGTCTACGTTATTTTGTAGCCAGTAAGCTGTCTTAATATTAGGTACACCAAAAATTTCTAGGTCGACGGCCTGCCCCTTGGCATGCTGCGATGTCTTTTTGCTGCCGATCGCTTCACACAGCGCCTCGCTCCGGTAGCCGCTGGTAATGGTAACTGGCTTGTCAAAGTGTGCCCTTAGCGGTTCTAAAACTTCGTAACACAAATCACCTAGACTTTTAATCTCACCTGCCCCTGGTGTATTATCTATGCCCTTACGTTGAGCGGTCATCGAACGAGTCATCTCTTTTAAAGTAAAGTGTTTTGAAAGCTGCATGATTTTTTATCTGATAATTAAAGCAAATATAACATAGGCCATACCAGAGATCAACGCTCCTGTAGACACCAATAAAATGCTTTCTACGCGATTAATTTGACGTTCGAGCTTGTGAATCTTGTCATGCGTTTGTTTTTGCATAATTCGACAAAGCTTTTCGTGGTCTTCTATTTTTTGTAATGCGTTTTTAGCCATGTTATCCTCTACCAAATAGTAAATCTAATTTCTGTTGTGTTGTCAAGTTATTAAAGTTACTGCCTTGCACCTGTGCTGACACAATGTCATTATTAATGGTAGGTAAGTTTAGTGTTGCAGGACCCAATGGTGTTTCTTGCATAATAGGTTGTAATGGATTTGTAAATACGGGGAACTCAGGTAATGATAAATTAATTTCTGCCATTCTTCCCTCTAATTCAGATATTGCATCAGCTGCAGCATCAAATGGATTTGATATTCCTATCCTAGCTGCGTTTTGTTCAAAGGCATCTCGTACTTCTTTTGAGACTCTATAAGGTCTAAAAACATTTTCATCAATAGCACTAATTTCAGTATTTGATATTCTATCTAATGCACCATAAAAACCTTCGTCAGATATGTTCAACAATCTTGCAGCATCCATGTCACCTTTTAAAGTTTTCTTTACATCAAACAATGCACGGTTAGCATTTATGTAAGCATCAACAATTTCTCTTGGTTCAATTGGTCCACCTTTTAATGCGACTCTAGTAAATAATGATCTTGAATCCCTTACACCTCTTTGATAGTTAGCAACTTTAAAATTCATAGCTCTGTCAGGATTTACATTGACTGCTCTAAAACCAAACAGTCCACCAAACTCATCACCAAATTCATAGTCTTGACCGTACTCATCAAACTTACCTTTTGTAATCACATCAACAGATTCTATAGACTGATCTAATCTTTTTAATTGGTTTAAAGAAAAAGGCATTTGTGCTTTTACTAAGTGTGCAAATATTTTACTATTACGATCTCCAGCTGTATCTTGGTCACTATAAACTTGAAAACCTTCTCTTGTTCTACCACCTCTAGCTATAATATCTAATACTGCTTCAGTCCAAATAG